ATTTCAAATTCTTTTACAGGAAAACCAACTAAGTCACCTAATTCTTCCAGCTGAGATAAATTCAGCTTAACAACTTGCATATTCATTTCTTTACCCAACTGCATGATAGCTGAAGTCTTACCCAGACCAGCATCACCCTCAATATTAATAGCTACGGGAACTTTACCCTCTGCTTGAATATACTGATTGTTGTTAACCATGTGCTTAATAAAGCTCTTTAACTCTTCTACATTTAGTTGTACTTGACTCATAATTCTGTTTTTATAATTCTAATTTAATTACTTTACCTGGTAAATCCTTATTCATATAGGACTGCTCTGACAAAACCCATAGGATATTTCCTTTTGGTTTTACAGAATAACCACATTCACCGTCAGTAAAATACACCAGGCTAGTATATTTCTTTAGGTTTTCATTGTAATATTCTAGGACGGGATCAAATTCAGTCCCACCTCTTCCGTGTATGTTCATTTCATGCTTTCCTGTATAAGGCTTAATAGAATGTATCTTAGTATCACACTGTACTATAGTAATATCCACACCTGCCTTATAGATATGATGAATCTCATTCATAAACTCTTTCAACTCAGAATCACTTACAGAACCTGAAGTATCTATAGCTAAGAGCATATGTTGTTTCATCTTAATCTTGAGACCCGGATTGTCACTAAATCTTCTATTCTCTTTCCGTCTGATCTTCTTAGTAAATACCTTAGTACTGATGCCAGTAAATCTACGGATATACCCTCTCCAGTCAAACTTAGGTGCTTCTATCTGTTCTACAATAATAAGACCTGATATCTCACCTGGCACAGTACCACGCTTTTTCTCAGTTTGTTCTTTAGCATCACTCAGCACTTTCTGTAATTGCTTTTCAATTAACTTTTGCTCAGCTTCAGTAAGATTATCAAACTCTTCCCAGGTATCATGATTAGGAACATTACCCATCTCAATATTATCAAGAAGATTATCCATTGCCTCATTACCACAAGAACCATTCTTCTCTTTCTCATCTTTAAACTCTTTAAGCTTGTCATAGTAATATCTACAACCTGCTCTAAGATCAAGATTCATATCAGCATAATCTTCAATAAAAATACCTCTACTTGGAAACTTATTTATTATCTCAGCAATTTCTTCAGGACTTGCTCCTGTTTCCATAGCTGCAGACATTTCAAGTTTTAGTTTCTCATTCAGTGCTTCATACTCTTCTTTAGTGTATTCTCCACCCGGCAACCAAGACTTTTCAATATACTGATTAATCTCCATGTCCATTGCAACATTTGCAAGTCTCTTATCACTAAACTTAAAGAAAGTAGTAAGATGCCCAAATGCAATATGTAGCAACTCATGCTTTAATATACCCAGCTTCTGTTCTTCATTAAGACCTTCCCAAAACTCTGGATTAATAGCAAGCTGATAATTAATACCATTCTTACTAACCCCGGCAGTAGGAACTCTCTTAGAATCCCAAAGCTTATTCAACATGATGAGAAAGAACCCATAATAGGGCTCCTTCAACATCAGGTCTTTGCTGGCTTTACTTAAACTCTGAACTTTATCCATTAGTCTTTTAGTTTAATATCTATTTCAAATTTGTCTGCAGGATATCCTAGTTGTCCTAGAAATCCTACCATATCAACCACAAAGTTCTCCAAAAACAACTCTATTGAATCTTTAGAAGATCCGTTACTAGTCATCATTGAAAGACACTTACCGCTAGTTAAGTTACCATCACCAAAAGTAGCAGCTTTACTTAATGCCTTATAACACTTTGGTGCTTCTTCTTCCCAAGTATTTTTTTGGTAACTTAGAAAACTTATATAATACTAGTAACTCCCCAATAAACTTTTTGTGGTCAGCATTTTCTAATGCTTGGAATGCAATAACATGATTCTCTGAATCCTCAGATTTCAGCATGCTTAATAAATTCTTTACTTCTTCTTTATCAAAATGTACTTTACCCATCAGTCTTCAATTTTTAATGTTTTAATCATCCATAATGTGGGTGTCTCAAGATTATCCACCCATTCTTTTGCACTTGGAATATATCCATTGCAATCTTCCTTTACATGCTGTTCACCTATGTAGCGGACATATACATCTTTGCCGTCAGAGTTGGTAATTGTTATACCAAATCTTTTCTCACATTCAAATATACCTTCACTGTGATGTCTAAACATTCTATGTTTACTATGACCATACCAGGCCTTAGTTTCATCAAACCATTGGTGTATCTCTAAATAATCTACAGGAGACCCACCAAACTTCTTAGCTGATGATTTTGCATGTTGCCAAGGATGTGCCATTATTCTTCAACTTTTTCTAACAAACTACCATCATGAAAATAATCTTCAGTCTCAGTAATTCTTACATGATTATTAATAATGTATTTACCTGAAGGAATACAAATACATAACTCTCCAAAACCACCTTCATTATTCCACCAATCTTCTATATCATCAAGAAGTTTGTCTTGTGCAAAAACTTCTATTTGCCCATAAGAATCTTGATCAATCTTAGCAAGATCTACATCATTTGCCCAACTGTCTATATCATCATTTACATCTTCTGGAGTTGCACAAGGTTCTTTTGTATAACCTATCCATTCTATGACACCGGAATCTCCTGCACCATCATATAATACTTTAATTCCTGTAATACCTAAATCAGCCATCTTAAGAAGAAGGCCTGTCAATTCATTTTCTGTCATAACTATTTAATTTTATAAAACCGGCCAAGTATATTGCCGTTTAAGAATTCTTCTTTTTCAAGAACCTCTCTAACAAACTGATATTTAGTTTCATAATATGTAAGTTCCATCTTGGAAAAACATATCTTGACCATAAATCTTTTAATCTTTACACCAGCTTTGTGAGCTTCTTTAAGAACTGCATTACTACTGTAGTAGTTTTGATAGCTAGGTTTAGTAACAGTCTCATACTTTTTAGTTCTTTTATCTGTTACATTAGCCATAGCTTTTTTACCAAACTTCTTTTTTGTAACAGAGTAAAAGTTCTTTTTACCTACATATCTTACAGACTTTCCATTGATAACAGCTTCCATTTCATACACAAATCCAACAGCTCCATCTGGAATCATGCTATCATTAAAAGGTCTTCCTTCATATAACCAACTCATAATGCTTGTTTTAATAGTGGAAATAATACTTCTCTAACTTTATCTATACCATGTAGCTTAACAGAATCTGAAAGATCTTTTTCCATAGGCAGGACAATATAATTAAATCCATACATTTGTTTATATCTTTCAGCTGCTTTTATCCCCGGCTCATCATTATCAAACAGAACAATAATCTTTTGATAATGTCTTACAAACTCACTCATAGCTCTTTCACCTATCATAGTATTCTCACTGTCCGGAGCAATTGCTTCAATATTATTTATACCTAGTCTATTAAAACACATTAGATCTTTAAGAGAAGAAGTAATCAGTAGATATTTACTTTCATACTTAAGCTGATCCATACCTTGGATATAATTCTCAACCTTTATAAATTTCTTATCTGGTACCCTGGGCATGTAAATTTTGTATAAACTCCCATCATCTCTAAAATAACCATAAGTATATGGTTTCTTAAACACAAATGAAGTCATAGTACCATCTGTTTCTGTTTTCTCCATTGTAAAGAAATCTAAAGGAACAACATTATATCTATCAAGTATACTAGATCCAATCTTAAAACCTGTCCAGTAATCTTTATCTAAATTATTCCAGTGCCTCATCTCATAATCCACAACCTTAAATTTGTCATGTATTACTATCTCTCTCTTCTCAACTACTGTATTGTTTTTAAGATATGCTTGATAGTCATTCATTATTTTCTTAGCTGCATCACCTGGAGTCAGGTTATACAACTGCTGAACTAAATTCCATGAGCTACCTTGATTACCAGAAGAAAAATCTTTATGTTTATATCTATTAGATACCACATCAAAATACACAAACATAGAAGGAACTTTATCCTTTGAGTTAAATGCAGAAAGCATTTTTATATCTTGACCTGTAAGTTTTTCTTTTAGGTTTAAATAATATTCATAAATCCATTCATCCGGTACATCTTTTATATCAGATATCAGTCCTTTGGTTGAAATCATAACACATAATTAAATAAAAAAGGGGCCAGAAGTATTAACTGACCCCTCTTGACTAGTTTAATTAGTCTAAGCTGAAATCAGTAGAAGTTTTCTTTGGGATAGTTAAATCATCATCATCTCCAAAATTCTTAACTTCTTGCACTTCTTGTTTCTTTAAATGAACACTTTCATCAAAAGTTAGTACTTTACCATCTTTGATACTACCA